ATTTTGATACGGCAATGAACAACAATGTTGCCCATCAAATAGGCCTTAGAGGCTATCAACCAGATTTATACCTAAATAGCTACCTCACCGAGATCAACTTCGTAGACGGTCAAGCCCTAACCCCATCCGACTTCGGTGAAACAGATTCCGCAACTGGCGTATGGAAGCCTAAGAAATTCTCTGGCACATACGGCACTAACGGCTTTTACCTCAACTTCTCAGATAACTCCAACACCACATCGACAACACTAGGCAAGGACTCATCCGGCAACGGTAATAACTGGACACCTAGTGGATTCTCTGTCGCCTCTGGTGTTGGTAATGACAGCCTTGTAGACACGCCGACATCCTACGGAACCGATACTGGTGTTGGTGGTACCGTCAGAGGCAATTACGCTACGCTCAATGCTGCTGCTCCCGGTATTACTGCTCTTGCAAACGGAAATCTCCAATTCAATTACAACGCTACATACTCAGCCCAAGGAACAATTGGAGTTACTTCTGGAAAATGGTATTTTGAAGGGGTTGTGACTACACAGGTTATAGCAGAACAGGTTATTGGTGTTGTAAACCAAACATGGGTTAATTCAACAAGCGTTGGAGCAGATGTAAACGGATGGGGTATTATTGTTCAAAGCAACGCCAACAATGGTCAAGCATATCACAATGGGGCTGTAACTAGTTCGTATGCCACTTTTGCAAATGGTGACATTGCAATGGTTGCTTTTGATGTTGATTCTGGAAAGATTTGGTTTGGTCGCAACGGAACATGGTTCAATAGTGGCGCACCAGCAAGCGGGACTGGGAATATCTATTCAAATTTAAGCGGGACGATATTTCCTGCATTTAATAACAAAACAACTTCAGGTGGTGTTTTGTACGCCAACTTCGGTCAAAGAGCCTTTGCCTACACCGCCCCATCAGGCTTTAAGGCACTCTGTACACAGAACCTACCAACGCCGACCATAGGTGCTACTAGCACGACACAGGCGGGGAAGTATTTTAATGCAGTGTTGTATACGGGTGATGGCTCAACCCCAAGATCAATAACGGTTGGTTTTCAAACTGATTTTGTTTGGCATAAACCAAGAACTACAACAGGAGACCATCAATTATTTGATGCTGTAAGAGGCGCAGGTAAAGGACTATTTACAAACGGAACTTTTGCCGAATACGACTATGGGACTGGGTCTACAAGCCCATTTATCTCGTTTGACTCTAATGGATACACAATAGGTACTGGTGCTAATGGAAATACTGTGCCCTATGTGTCTTGGAACTGGAAAGCCAACGGTGCTGGTTCCTCTAACACGGCTGGCACTATTACCAGCACAGTCAGCGCAAACACTACTAGCGGGTTCTCGATTGTGACTTGGTCTGGGCCAAACAACAACACTACTTCTACTGTTGGACATGGTTTAGGTGTTGCACCATCAATGGTTATTTATAAAGACAGAGCAGACGCTGACAATTGGAATATGTGGCATAGTTCATTTACTGGTGGTGAAGTAATTTACTTAAATTTAACCAATGTCAAAAACTCTGATACCAATGTTTTTAATAACACAGCACCTACATCCACCTTATTAACTGTAAAGAATGTAGAAGTAAATGGCTCTTCGATGGTGGCCTACTGTTTCGCCGCAGTCGCAGGCTATTCAGCCTTTGGCTCATACACAGGAAACGGGTCTACTGATGGGCCTTTTGTGTACACGGGGTTTAGGCCGAGGTATGTGTTGATAAAGCGCACAGATACAACTGAAAACTGGTATATCAAAGATACATTGAGACCCGCATACAATGTCAACGATAAAGTTCTATACGCAAATCATAATTATGCAGAAGGTACAGAAATGAACTTGGATATTCTTTCCAATGGGTTCAAAGCACGAGGAACTGACGGTGGATTCAACGCCAGCGGTGGAACCTATATCTATGCCGCATTCGCCGAATCACCTTTTAAGTACTCCCTCGCACGATAGGAAAATAACATGGCTTACTTATACAACGGACAACCCGTAAACATTAGAGTAGAGTTTTTCCGCACAGACGGAGTGCGCTACAACAACCTATTAGATGCCGCTATCAGGACTAAGGTAGGTATTGTGGAGAACGGCGACCCAGACCCATTTAGAAACGGCTATTGCTGGCTGTGCAGATGTTCCTGCGCTGATTTCCGTGGTTATGAATCAGAATTGGCCCAGGGAGAATAATTGAACGCAATGTGGCAAATGTGGCAACAAAGGTATAACAAAGACCTCTGCCAGCAGATAGTAGAACAAGGTAAGAAGATAGAACCACAGGATGCAATCATAGGATTTAGTGGCTCTAATGTAGATACCAGAGTTCGTAGAAGTAAAGTAAGGTGGATTACCAGAGATAATCAGGAACTAGGTTGGTTGTACCATGAAATAACTAACCTATTCCATATTGCTAATCATAATGCCTTTGGTGCAGAACTGTGGCACTTAAATGAGTTACAGTTTACAGAATATAATGCAGAAGACCAAGGTTATTATAATTGGCATAACGATGTAAACTGGGATGATGGCAGACAGGCACACAGGAAGTTATCGTTTATCTGTCAGCTAACAGACCCTGAAGAGTACGAAGGCGGTGACTTTGAGATGCAACCATTGCACCTTGGAGCACCAGATAAAGAGCAGGTAAAGACACAAGGAACAGCACTAGTCTTTCCGTCTTTCATAGTACATAAAGTAAACCCAGTAACCAAAGGAACTAGACACTCGCTAGTAGCCTGGATGGAAGGACCTAAGTGGAGATAGTGATGTCACCAATAGACCAAGTTAAAGGACAACTTGACACCCATGAAGCAGTCTGCGCTGAACGCTATGCAGGCATCAACGCTAGGCTAAAGAGACTAGAACAGATCCTGCTTGGGACTACTGGTTTCATCGTAATTCTATTACTCAGCTTAGTTCTTAAAGTAGGTTAATATGAGCAGAAAAGTCTCGGCTGTTACGACTAAGACCACCACCACCAAGGATACTATTCTTACGGTTCCTACCAAGAATACTGGTCTTTGGCAGTTAATGTATATCATTAGTCTTACCGGCAATGACACTCCAAAGGTCTATTGGTATGATGTCTCTACTAACACTGAATACTTCATTGTTGGCGGTAAGAACTTAGGTGCTGGTGATTTTATTAGATTAGACGGAGAGGCAGAGGTAGTCTTACAAGCTGGGGATCAGATTCGTGTGCAGAACTCTAGCACCAATACCGTAACCTATATTGCAACAGTAGAGTTTATCCCTGAAACAGCAGTCCAGTTCCAATTCTAAGGAGAATAGTATGCCAATGGTCGGAGAAAAGAAATTCCCTTATACGCAGAAGGGCAAGAAAGAAGCAAAGAAGTATGCTATGAATACTAACAAGAAAGTAAAGAAGACTCCTGCTAAGAAGATGAAGGGATATTGATCATGATGAAGCCTAAGACTAAAAAAGGTAAGGCAGAGAAAGTTGGTAAAGTTATGCGTGAATACAAGTCTGGTACTCTGCACAGCGGCAAAGGTGGTCCTGTGGTTAAGTCACGCAAGCAGGCAGTTGCTATTGCAATGTCTCAGGCTGGTATGGCTAAGAAGAAAAAGAAATGAAACAAGGACTCTACTCTAACATCTGGGCCAAGCGTAAGCGTATCAAAGAAGGTTCTGGAGAGAAGATGCGTAAGCCTGGAACCAAAGGCGCTCCTACTGCTAAGGCATTTAAAGAAGCTAAAAAGACTGCGAAGAAATAATGGTCAAGAAAGTCTATCAGAATCCTGAAGGCGGTTTAAACGCTAAAGGCAGGGCATACTTCAAGGCTAAGGAAGGCGCTAACCTAAAGCCTCCAGTGTCTTCTAAAGAGGCTAAGAAGTCTCCCAAGGCTGCTGCTCGTAGGAAGTCATTCTGTGCTCGTATGGGCGGTATGCCAGGACCTATGAAGGATGAAAAAGGTAGACCAACAAGGAAGGCGTTGGCACTAAGGAAATGGGATTGCTAAATGGCTAACAAGACTTATCTACAACTTGTTAACGATGTGCTCATTCGTCTGCGTGAGAATGAAGTTACATCTGTTACTGATACTGCATACTCCAAGCTCATTGGTAAGTTTGTTAATGATGCCAAGAGGCAGGTGGAAGATGCCTATAACTGGAATGCGTTGTCAGAGACTATCACGGTTGCTACCTCTACAGACCTGTTTAACTATGTGTTAACTGGCTCTGGTATTCGATTCCGTGTCTTCGATGTGATTAATGACACAAGCAACTGGTTTCTAAATAATGCCTCCACTATGGAGATGGACGAGTGGTTCCTAGTTGATACTCCTGAGAAGTCTGCTCCACGCTACTTTAACTTTAACGGTGTAGACTCTAATGGTGATACACAGGTAGACCTCTATCCTATCCCTGATGGTGCATACACAATTAACTTTAACTTAATTAAACCACAGGCTGA